TCATCACCGCCCTTCATAGGTATACGTTTCACGAATGTGTTTCCTCTAACGTAAACGAATGTGAGTCAAACAGTAAAGTACCTGCCATGCCTTCTTCAGAGCAAGGGCGGTTCTTCTCTACCCGTAGCTGAGTAGTGTTACGCTCATGGTCATCCTCTGACAATTTGTCACGGTACAGGTCAATAATCACAGAAGCTCTCTGACCGATCATCTTACAGTACTTAGGGTCACCATTCTCGTTTGTATGTGCAATGGTCACAATACCTACGTTAAGCTCTGCAGCAAGCTTAGAGAGCCTCACAGATAGGTCTGCAAGCTGTTGCTCCTTGCTCTCCTCAGAAGACCCTACGACTACATCTTGGATAGGCTCAAAGAAGATATACTTACACTCACAACCTTGGCTCAAATAACGGATCTGCTCGATGAAGTCATCAGTATCGCTACCGTCAGGCATGTAGAACTGATAGATCAGCTCGTCCTTGGTCAGATCTCTGATGGCGTCTTCTACTAAGTCGTGAACACCAAGAGCATCAATGATATCCCTACGTGTCAGGTTCTGGTTCAAGTGGTAAGACACAAGACCCAACAGAGAGCGTAGTTTAGTTTCCTCAAGATGCCAAGAAGCAAATGGAACCTTGCGCTTAATCATGTTGTACTCAAGGTAACGCATAACCTCAGTTTTACCAATACCAGTAGGTGCTTTGATCACAGTGAAGTGACCCTGCATCAAACCCATGATCTTATCATCAAGAGCTTCGATACCTGTAGGTACATAGTTATATTCAGGGCTTTCCTTGAATAGCTTAACGAACTGGTCTGCAGTATTTAGGATATTCTCAGGAGTATACTTATTAGCATTCCACCAAGCGTTACTGAACTCCTTACGTGCATTGTTCATAAGGAAATCATTAGCGTCTTTGTAGACGTCATGGATAACCCTATAGGTTTTATTCGGGAACATGTTGAAGATCTTAGCAGCCACTGCATTACCAGCTGCATCATTATCAACGCTAAGGACGATCTTCTCAAAGCTATCAAGCCAAGGTGTACACTTCTCCCAGAGCCTCTTAGAAGGCGTAGCAGAGGGCAAAGACACCACAGGGGTGATGGACTTACCACCCATGATCTCCTGCACTGAGAGAGCGTCTATTTCGCCCTCAGTGATGGTTACCATACGTGCGCAACCTGCAGGGAATATATTCATACCGAATAGCTCATCCTGACTAAGGTTCTTAGCCGAGAAGGTCTTAGGTAGTACCCTTATCTTCTTTCCACCGGAGGGGTAGACATATTCTTGCTTTACCACGTCTCCTGCGGCATTCTTGTAGCTGCGTACATCATACATTTCCATTACACTACTAGAGATACCTCTAGCTGCAACATACTCATAATCTTTAATCTCTGGGATATCTACATCAAAAGCCACTTCTTCATCACTCCTATTGCTTTTACGTTTCACCACTTTATCTATTGCGAAAGACCAGTCATCGCAAGACTTACAATGACCTATTCCTTCATCTGTATTGTAGCTGTAGGCATCAGAGCTGCCACAACCCTCTACATTAGGACAAGGTAGTCTACCTATCTCTGGCATAACTTTTTTCCTCTTTTTAGTCATATCACTCTTCTCAGCTGCGAGAAGTAACACTATAATACACTATAGTGTTACGAAAGACAATAATAACTTATAGTATTTATAAATAAAGTAACACTTAAGTTAGGGATTTCTATCGTAGCCCTATTTCTATCGGGGGCCTTTTGTAAACAATTTCCACTGTAGCCCCATTTCCCACGTAGCCCTATTTCCATCCCAGGGGGCTTTCTATCGTAGGGAGTTAGCCTATGTCTAGCCCTGGCTCTAACCCTGGTCCCTGGCCTGGAACCTGGATTAGGGCAAAAGAAAAACCCTAGCCTATTTCTAAGCTAGGGTCTAGTTTAGTTTATAGTGTTAGACTGTTTGTGTAATTCTAAGCTAATAATATCTTTTGCTTCTTCGATATTGTCTATGCATTCGCATAAGATAGTAAGAGCTGTGTCAGGCCTATCTACGCTCATAAGCATGGCTGACATCTTTAGCCTATCGTTTAAGTTATTGAAGGTTTCTAAGAGGTGGTCTAAGTTTTTCATAACTATTCCTTTGTTAGAGTTAGAGGGGGCCGAAGCCCCCTGCTGTTAGGCTAGGCGACTGGTAACGGTTACGTTGGCACCGTACTCATAGAGTTCGTCTACGAGATCATAGGGGTTCCCGTAGAAGTCCTTGAGCAATAGAGCCACCGCTTGGGGATGGCTACAAACAAGCTCTAGGAAGTCGTCCGCTTCAGTATCTTCTGCCACCACTTTAGACGGTATGTAGTAGCCGTCGTCGTCCCAGTAGTCGAAGGAGCTTCTATAGCTTCCGTGTTGGGGATACCCCCAGTGACGGTCGTAGTAGTAATCTAGCACGGTAGGATCGCGCTCGAATACTAGCTTTGACCAGTCGGCTGCTATGAGGGAATCTCTAAGGGCTGAGGCGAAGAACAAGTCTTGCGTTTCTCCCTTAGTGTGCTGTGCGTTGTAACCTACAGAGAGGTTTGTACACTCTGAGATTAGCTGCGAGTATTCGTTGGAGTCGGTATAGGAACCCGTAGGGTCAGGTCGCATACCTAAGCCAAGGATACTGTCTAGGGATACTGCAAAGGCATCAGAGCAAGTCCTGATCCCCGACTGGTGGGTGATGATATCTTCCTTGCCCTTCCTGTCGAACGATATCACAGCCTTGAGGCTATCCATCCATGGCGGGTTGTCCTTAACAAGATTGCTAGAGCCGATGCATCCGGTTTCTTCTTCGGCATGGACTACATAGACACCCTCGATACCTGCGTCGATCATTTCTAAAATCAACCATATGCCAGTGGCACAATCTGCGCCCAGACAGTTAGAGTCGCTGTCGTTTGCTAAGCTAACGATATCGTTCTTGATCTGGATCTTTTGCATACCGCCAGAGCTATGCACACTATCGTAGTGAGCTGCAAAGCAGAGCTTAGGGTTGTTACCTATGACAAGCTCATAGTTACCATGCTTGTCTGGATGCCCGAAGGTCGGGTGTAGAAAACGGCTACAGAAATCCTTTATGGAATCTGTGCCATGCTTGCGCTTAAACTTAAGCATTGATGTTAAACTATGCACTTTCTTTAGTCTCCTGTTCTCGGGGTTCTAATACCCAATGTTCGTTGGTTGCGTCATAGACATACCTATCGCTAAAATCATTACCGTTATACCAAGTAATACCATAAGCAGAGGCTATAGCTCCACACTGTAGATCAACGCTCTGATCGTTATGATAGATTTCTTCTACGATATCACACATGAAGTAGTCTTCGTCATATTCGTCTTGGCTGATAACTATGCCATCACCTGTGGTATAGACATGGTCTTCATCCCAGAGTTCACCTGACTCGGTTTCTACAGCATGATGACTAGAGCAATGCTCGCACCAGACCATATGCTGATTACCCCAGCGATTAACTGTGTGTACATCCGTAGCTTCATCTCTAGGTAAATCTTCCTCGCAATAGTCGCAGCAGAAGAATAGCTCGTGGTAACAGTTTTCACAATAGCTGTCACCATCGCGGGTATATACGTAGCCTTCGTCTACTCCGTCCCCACACTCTAAACAACAGCAACGACCTCCGGTCATAAGTAAGCCGTTGTATTGGCTGGCGTCTATTTCTCCATCACTAGAAATTTCTAGCTTGGTAACAGAGCTGCCACCGGCATACTTTTCCACTAACCATCTGGGTTCGTAGTCAAGATAGGGAGCAATGTAGCCACTTTGATATGGTATGGCTTTAAGCTGACACCCTATCCAATCTCTGTTGTTTCCAAGGTCTATTTCAGCGAAAGAAATAAACTCGCGGAGCTTCTTGTAGGCCATTTCTGACACTGCATAGATAGGCCCAGCTTTAGGCTTTATCTCTACACCTGCCCTAGATTTGGCTACAACAACACGACCACCGATACGACCTCCGGCATCTTCTAACCAGATAACCTCGAAGTCACCAGAGGCATAAGCCTCAGCTGGGTGATTAGGCATATGGTCGAAGGAATACCGCATACAGCTATTGACCATATGTTTCTTATGCCAACCCGTATCCAAATTCTCAGGGGATACCTGAGTATGTGAATAGGCTTTGGCAAAGTCTTTGGCGCTAAAGCCAGTATGAATGGTATATTCTCTAGGCATCATCGTAGACTTTATCGTATCCACTAGGCTGTCAATTTCACTATCGGTTAAGACCGGAAACATCTTCCTAATGGCACGACCTATACGCATTCCTCTGCGTCCGCTGCGACCTTTATCCCTAGCTACTAAGTCAGGGTAGATAAATAGAGCATTAGGCTCATCTTTGTCTACGTTAGGCCAATAGACATCTAAGACCTTACTGACGTTAGCTGCTTGTTCATAGTAATAGCTAGTATCAAGACTGTCAGAGCAATCTACCTCATTCTTTATCTTTCTAGCTAGGTATTCGTATAAGAAAGTCTTACACCTTTGTGAAAGCCCATTGGAGTCATAGAAAGTTTCTATCTCCAGACCTTCGAGAGATTTTCCATAGTCCCTCATAGTTACCTCCTAAGTAACGGTTACAGTTTGCAGCGTAAGCTGCGGCTAAGTTACAGGCTAGGGCACGAATCACTAGGCGCACCTATCCCGTACTAAGAGAGTACCATTTAAAATAGTCTAAGTCAAACCCATAGTTTTTTCTATAGGGAGGCTCTAGTTTGTGATCACAAATGATTAGCTGCAATAAAAGTCTAGTGTTTTCTTATGGTTAGAGTGGGTGGGATTGGCTTAGGTTTATCTTAGGTTTCCCATCGGGGGTTCTTTTGTGATCACATAGGTGTAGCCCTGGCCAGGTCCGAGGCTAAAACTTTAGGTCATTTCCCATCCTGGGGGTTACCCTGGGCCTAACCCTGGAGCCTGGCTAAGTCCTTGATTTATTTATTATCCAGGGTCCTGGCTTAGGTCTAACCCTGGAGCCTGGGCTAGTTCCTACCCTGGGGCCTGGCCTGGAGCTAACCCTGGAGCCTGGCTTATTTTCTACCCAGGGTCTAGCCCTGGAGCCAGGCCTGGAGCCAGGCTTAATTCCTACCCTGGGCCTTAGCTAGTTTCCTACCCTGGGTCCTGGCTTATTTCCCATCGTGGGGCCTGGCTTAGGTCTAAGCTTAGAACCTAGCCTGGAGCTATGCATAGGGCGCATACCAGACATGATCTAGGCGCATAGCTATACATTCATATATTTGAATATCTAAATACTTACATATGTGAATATCTATATATCTAGATTAGTGAATATGTTAGAGCTATGCATAGAGCGCAACATAGGTATGACCTTAGAGCATACCTTAGATCTGGCCTTAGCTATAACCCTAGCGCATAGCTGCCATGCAAATAAATCGTATCTCCTAGTGCATTTTTTTCTTGCGTACCTAGTCTGCCTCTGCTATTAAATATGTATAGCAAGTTCGCTATAGCTTTAGATCTTAGAAAGGATCACACCATGTCAAACTACTTTGGAACCCGCCGCGTATCTCGTGAAGAACTCCGCCACGCCGCTCACGGCGCGCTTGTGCAGGTATGCGCTAAATATATCGCTGCGGAAAAAGACAAGGAAAAGCGCGAAATTTTAACCGAGGCGCTGACCATGTACATGAGCATCAAAGTGGGCGATACCAAGCGCGAGGATATCGTCGCTGCATATGAGGCCGCTATTGCTGAGGCCTGCAGCTCATGATTAGGGATATCTTAGGGGCGAGCTTATTGTTCGCCCTGCTCTACCTAGGCCTAGCCTACCTAACTTAACCACGGGGCCCCTAGCTAGGATACTGGCTAGGGCCAAATCCTGGCGTAGCCCCTATAGTTTCCAAAATAAAAAATAAGGTTAGCCTATGACATAATGTCGCACCTACTTGATTTTTGCTCTTGACACACTATATACCCACTAACTTAAGTAACTCTTAAGTAACTCTTTAATTTATAA